TGTCGTGAGTGTGTGAGTCGTGCCGGAGAGCGTAATCGCACCGACGCCGTTGGTTAGGCGGTCAATGATCTGCAGGTTGGTGTTTGTGGTAGAGCCCCATGTGCCAGACTGTTCACCAGTGGCAATCAGCTCTATGCCTGTCTGAGTATATGAACTTGGCATTTTGGTTCCTTACGCCGCGATTTCAGTCCAGATGGTGCCGACTGAGGGTGTAATCTCAGTATAAACAGTTCCGGGGTCTGGGACAATCCTGCCCCACACTAGCACAGGTTTGACAAGTCCTGTAGCCGAAACGCCAACAACGAAAACATTGGCATCACAGATAGTGGTAACCTGACCGACCTGCCCAGTTCCGCTAACGCCAGTAACGCTAACGTTTGCCTCGCCAACGATGGAAACGCTTCCAACGCCACCAGTAGCCTCAACCCCGGTAACGCTGACCGAGACAGATTCCTGCACGCCAGCCGTGCCTACGGCCCCAACGGCCTCAACGCCTGTAACGTTTACAGATACGCCTGAGCCCTCAGAGACGGTAACGCTTCCAACTTCACCAGATGCGGCAACGCCAGTGACAACCGCAAAGCCATCAGCCTCAACGGTTGCCGTCCCGACTTCACCAGACCCAGAGACGCCAGTAACACTGACAGACACATTCTCGGTTGTAGTAACCGCGACGCTGCCGACTTCGCCAGTGGCAAAGCCAACAGCAACACTGCCTTCGCCCCAAGCGAGTTCGCCGAACCCCGCTCGGCCCCAGCCGCTAAAGGGGACGACGACATCTGTCATGTCTTAGGCGATCCTGATAAGTGCGTTCGAGGCGTCTGCCGTTGGGAAGACAACAGTGAAGTCCCCAGCCGTTGAGGTTTTGTCCGACCCAAAGTCCAAGACAACAACAGCCGGGTCACCAGCGGCAGAGTCGTTATAGATCAATGCGCCGCGAGCCGTGATTGTGGCCGAGGTGAATGTCAGGTCGTTGAAGTCAGCAAACGCTGTCGTTCCACTGGTTGTTGGAGTGACATTGGTCAAAGCGCCGCCACCAGCCGAATACGACCCAGAAGCACCCACCTCGTTGCTTGAGGTATAGGCGGTCGTAGCTGCCGTGAACGAGGCACTGTTGGTGTAGAGCGCCAGCTTAAAGGTGTTGCCCGTGCCGTTGGTGAAGTTGTGTACGCCCTGCAGGGCTTCCTTTTTGAAGGACGTGCACATAAAGTTGCCAGTGAAGGCCATGTCAGAGTCTCCTTATGAGTTCGGCCAGTTCCGGATGGCCCGCATCTGTTAGCGCATTATACACAGTTGTACGGTCACTGCGAATAGCCTGCCGCATGTAGCTCGCCACAAGCGTTTCAATGTTGCCTTGAAACGCGCGAGCCTGATCTCGAATCCCCGGATGCGCGCTATCAGAGACAGACACAATTCGGTTCACGCACTGCTCCGCCAATTCCTCTGGCGTGAAGCCACGGTTGTGGGTTGTCTTCACCAAGACAACAGGCTCATCGCGTGGAATGCTTAGCTTGACCTCAAACATTACATGTTGATCCTTGGCTCGCCATCTCGATAGCTGTCGCGTTTCAACCGTCCATCGCCAAGGTTCACAAGGCGGCGAAGTGCGTTGTCGTATGATTGCTGATATGCGGCCATGACATCCTGCTCACCCTTCATGAAGATGTAAGCATTGATCAAACTTCCATACAGCAAGACCTCTTCTGCATTGGTGCCAAGCCAAGATGTGCCGGAATCTACAATCGACGGCGGGTCGAAGTAGTAGTGCAGCTCAACGCTATAGCTGGCATTCGGGGTCGGCCCAAGCATGAAGTGGCCCGGAGAGTTTGTGGACTGCACATCGCCATCAAACTCTGCGTAGTACTTTGGCAGCCCAGTTGTTGAATTGGATGGGTAAGCTTCTCGAATGAAGTTCACATCCTTGTCCAATAGGAACGTGTAGTTCCCATCTCCATCAATCACAGCAAGAGAGAACGGAGATAGAAAGTCAGAGGGTCGCGCCAAGAAACGGTTAGATGCCGTCATGTTTGCAGTGACGTTCTTGCGAAGCTCTGGGATCATTACCGTGCGGTAGATTCGCTCCTCAGCCTGACGCACAAACGTGGGGATATTGGACACGAAGGTTGTCTCCGTGTTTTCCGTGTAGTCCTCAATCGCTTGTACTAGCTCAGAATAGTTCATTTGAACTTACCCCATACGGTATTTGCCACCCTTAGTGGCAGACCCCATGCCACGGCACATGCCGCCGCCATCACGCATTTTTCCAACTCCATCGGCAGCAAAGGCTGGCACACTCTTGCCACCCTTCTTGACCATCTCAAGCTTTCCGCCAGCCTTTTGGTACTTCACGCCCTGCTTGATCGAGTGATCTGCCATATCATCGATCTCTTTGTCAGTTCTGGTGCGCGGACGCTTTGGCTTATTGAATGGATTTGCCTTCGGACGAGGTGACTTTTGCATGTCGATCTCCTTACGTTGTGACCACAGTCACGGTTCCAACAGACCCTACCATATACTGTGCTGGATTCCCAACCGGATTCCAACCCCATAGCTGCCTGCTGGCATCCTGAGATGTGTCGGGCCTTGGGTTCATCAAAGATTGCGGGTCATTGATTTTCACGCGGCCAAGAAAGTTTTGCGGCTGATCAGGATCAGCAACATCCCGACCTACACGGAAGCCCGTCTTGACCCCATTGTTGTATTCCCAGACAAGATCACTGAGCGGGTAGCGAAACCCGGTTTTGTCGCAGAAACCAAATGCATACTTTCCCTTGGCGTATGACATTAGCCACCCATCATGTAAGAGCTGAACGGCACAAACCTTACGGATGCACGCTCTTCATCCTCGCCGGATGCCAGATTGAACTGGAACTCATATTCCTGCTTGAGAGCAGTAACGCGGTTCGCGGCTTCTGGCTTCTTCATGGCGATGTAATAGGCAAGACCAGACACAAGAGCAGGAACGAACCGAGGCGGCACAGAGCTGGTAGATGATCCAATACCCGACGACAGGCCATCAATGCCCTTCAGGCGATAGTATGCCAGAGTGTAAGGCGTCGTAGCATCTGGGACTGGCCACAGTGTGATCTTCGTTTCGGTTGGCAACCTCTGCACATAAATCTGAGTTGGCCGCCCCTGCGTGTTCTTGTTGGTCTGTTGGGCATACGTTGAGACGCTGATGCGCTCAAGCGCCGTGTCGGTTTGATTTGTACCAGTTCCTGTACGAACCTGATGTTCTAGGAGGTCAATGGTATCAGAGGGCATTGTGTAGGTTGCGGTGCCTGCAGTGATGGCAAGTGTGCCGGAATCAATCGTGAACAGATTGAGCCCACGGTTCTGCCACTCCAGCGTCATCAGGTTAAGACTACGCCGCGCCGTTTTAAGATCGTAGCCCGAACGCATCTCAAGGCCCGCCCGCTCGTAGGCTTCCTCAAAGAGTTCCGGCAGGTCTGGTGTGACTACAGCCATCATTTGGCCTTTCTGTGAGCGGCGGTTTTCTTGGCAATATTCTTAGGCTGCGCCACAAACTGCTTACCCTTGCGTGTGCCTTCACGCTTGGCTTTGGTGCTTGCGGCATACTCAGCAGGCGAGAGAGCCTTTATTGCCGATTCAGGCAAATAACGCTCTCCCGTTGCCTTGGGCCCCTGAGTAGACGGCTTACCAGATTTGGTTCGCCACTTCTGCTCCGTCCAGTTCTTTAGACTTTTCTGGGAAGCTTTCAATCTCTGTACCCCCCGCCCTTGGCTTTGTACTGCTGCGCCAGCATCTGTGCTTTCCTAGCACTCCACTGACCCGGCTTACCACCCTTGCCACCCGACTTGATGCTTTCGAACAGAGCCTTCCTCATGGAAGGCTTTGTGTAGTTCCCAGCTTCGTTGACGCGTGACTTAGTCTTTTTCATTACTTTGCCTTCAGGCAACGACCTGCTGCCTTGCACTTTGCAGGCGACGGGCAAGAGGCGCAGGTCTTAAAGGCCTTGCCACCCTTGGCCATCATCTTCGGCTTCTTGCTGGAGGGCGCAGTTGCGATCTGCTTACCCATGTTTGCACGACTCATCATTTCTTCTTCCCCTTCTTGGCTACGCCCTTAATAGAGCCCTTGTTCTCAGCGGCATAGAAAACCTGCTCGCCTTTCTTTTTTCCATACTGTTTGGCCATAGCGGCTTTGATCTTCTTGCCTTTAGCGGTAAGCGGCATGCATCACCTCAGCAGTTCCAAGCCCGAAGGCTCTTGTTGATGCGACTGTTAGGGTCGCGCTTGGTCTTCTCGCTCGTGAGCTTCTTCTTCATGCCGCTCATACGGGCGCAGAAGGAGGCCCTACGACCCTTGTCTTCCTTGGTCTTGGGGCTCGGTGCCGGAGGCTTGAGGTTCATGCCCTGAGCCTTGGCTGACGCCCGCCCTTTTGCATTCAGGCCACCCTTCGGGTCTTTGCCTTCCTTGCGTGTCCATGCGGGTGATTTAGCCATTTGACACCAACACAAGAATGAAGAAGCTAGACGCCTCGTTGTTGTTTGAACTGCCCTGCGCCGTAGCTTCGAGGGTTGTTTTTTCAGGTATTGCAAGAGGATACTCAAAGACGTAGTCGGCAGTCCCGTTGTTGACCGTCGTAATGGCTGCAGCGCGTCTGATCCCATCAGTTCCAATAGTAAGAAGGCGACCAGCAACCTGCGCAGACCCTCCGGGTTGTCCAGCAGAAAAAAGCCCCTGAGACAGATATCCAGTAAATCCAACAGGGATTGTGTAGCTCCCGGTGATTCTCTGGTTGTAGTCAAACTTAATGAGGTCATAGACCGTGGCAGGGACACCAGCGGTAACGGTTCCAGTACCGAAGTAAATATCTCCCGCCGCCGACAAGCCAGAGCCTGCAGTCGCAACATACGCATTGTTGATGTGCAGGAAGGACTGGGTCGTCAGAACCTCAGTTTGTCCATTTAACGTAATGGTCTCACTAATTTCTTCGTAGCTCGCATCAAGACCTTCTAAAAAAACCGTGCGAGCCCCGGTTCCATTTGAAGTATCATCGGTACTGCTCGAAGAAACCTTCATTTGCAAAGCCGCTGCTGGCAAAGGAAGAATGCCCGTGTAGGGCCACACTGTCACCCTAGTCGTGTCAACGTCTGGATTGTAGCCAAAGACAGCAACAGACCGATGACCAGTAATCTGGCCACGAGAGACCTGAAGTTCGAATGGCTCGGTAAGCCCGAACCGAGAGATGGATGATAGCTCCCGAGCCATTCTGTTCTCCTTACGACCAGAAGATCGTCATTGCACTAACGTTGGTGGCCGTAGACACATATGGGTCGTTCTCGAACAACGTACCCGTACCGGGCCACATGATGTCATAGGTGCCAGCGGCACCGTAATCGATATCGACCTTGGTGGCTCCGCCACTTCCGTTTGTAATGGTGATGCGACCCGCACCACTCAATGTAGCGACAACCATTCTAAGGCGGATGCGGCCAACTCCAGCCGCACCCGTAGTTGTCAGTCGCTTAGTACTGATATCATAGTTGTCGGCCATGAGTTAGCCCTTCTTTGAGGAAGGCTTTTTGGGAGCGGGTTTTACCGCTCCCTTGTTTTGGACTTTGCTGTTCAGCTTACCCATAACTCAGCCCCTTACGAAACGGTGGCAGAGAACGGAGTAGCCTCAGAGCCAGTGGCTGCGCCGATTACGCGCACAGACCACAAATTGGTGGCAACATCCTGCAGCTCAACGGTAGCTCCGAGGATGCCACCAGTGGTGGTGCCATCAAAGGTGATGGTGTCGGTGGTCGAGGCGGTCTCAAAGATCGAAGCCGATGCATCGGTGTCATTCGCAACGATTGCCACACCAGCCATTACATCAGTCGCATCGGCAACCTTGATGGTGGTGCTGTTCGAGGTGATCGTGGTTTTGACAAAGAACTTATAGCTGTTGCCAGTGCCAGTCGCAGCGGGGAGAGTTACAGCTTGGCCAGCAGCACGATCAAGGAGAACTGTGCGGCCAGCATGCGATGTAGCGGTTGCAGTGAGAGTTGCGGTGGTGGCCGATACAATAGAATCAGGGCCAGAGATGAAGCCAGCGTTCGATACTACCGGGCCGGAAAATGTTGAAGTACCCATGTTGATCTCCTGTCGTGGGTGAAGTCAGCCGCACCACGCGGCTGTCAGGGATGCGGAAACAATACCACATGGGCAACAAAAAGAAAGGGGCGACCGAAGCCGCCCCCTCTTTATAAGTTCAATTGAACTTATGCGCCCGGCGAACCGTAGATACCCAGCGGGTCGGAAACGCCAAACGAGTAACGCTCGCGGGCTTTGTAGCGAACGTTACCAGTGTCGAAGTCGCCATCCATAGCGGTCTGCATTGCAGTACGCACGAAGTGCTTCATGCCGTTCGGAACGTCCGTGGTCAGGAACCATGCGTCACTATCGGTGAGATAGTGGTTGACACGGTAGCCTTCCGGGATCGAGCCGTTCGACTTGAGAGCGTTGATGTCGTTATCGGCGGTGCCGACACGCAGCTCCGTCTGCAGTAGACGGGTTGCAACGAACATCAGGGACGGCGGCACGATCAGCTTGCGCGGACGTGCAGCAATCAGCAGGCCACGCTCGTCAGTGTATGCTGCGATGTCAATCACAGCCTGTTCGAGCGAGGTTTCGTTGAGGTCAGCCGCGACCGACGGACGGTTGGCATTGTTGGTGCCAGCCACAGTCGGGTGCGTAGTGCTGAACAGGAACGCGCCGTCACCAGAGGTGAAGACATCGAACCCGGTGTTCAGCAGCGATGCTGCCTTAACCTGCTTGGTGTAAGCCATGGCGCGAGCCAGAGCCTTCGTATAACGCGCAGACAGCGAGTCATACAGGTTATCTTCCATCGCTTCTTCAGTGATGGAGAAGCCCATTGCCACGGTTTCGTGGTTGTAACGGGCAGTGAAAGATTCCTGTGCGTTGTCATACGAGAGAGATGCACCTTCGGCTTTCACCGGAGCTGCGCCAAAACCGGACAGCTTCACTTCTTCTTCGAAGCTACGCTCAGAGGTTTCGGTCTCGTAGATTTCTGCATGCTCGTTTTCGTACTTACCGTACTCAAAGCCGAACAGGGCGTTAAGGCCCGGCAGGAGTTCTTTCAGAAGTTGGGCGCGTGAAATAGCCATGTCACAACTCCTTACAGGCCGACGTTGTTAGTCATCTGGTGAGCGCCCGGATTGAACTTTACAAGTACATCAGGGAACGCATCACTTGCAGGTGACACATGAGCAACGATGCGGAATGCAGCCGCTGCGGTTTGGACGGTGGCATCCAGTGCCGAGGTCGAGTTACCCGTCGAGGTCGAGCCTGTCGAGGTAGACTGAGCCGCAGCAAAGAACGTGTTGGTGCCAATGACCGTCTGAGCACCCGACGCGTCAAGCTGTGCTTGGAACAAGACGTTGGGGTCATCGACGACATAGGCTTTAATCGTGCCACCGTTGGCAGTGCCAGTGGGATAGTATTGTGCCTGAACGAGTTGCCCCGAAGAGTTCACATACTCACAACCAACGAAGACGCCGATAGCACCGAC